ATCACAAAGCGACCCATCCATTGCACGGATATTAAGCGAGAAACGATGTATATCAAAGACAAAGATGAATGGAGTAAGGATACCGACGAGCTAACCAAGTTACGTAAGATATTAAACCGTGTTACGATGAACAATTGTAGAGCAGTTCCAAAATGGAAATCTGCCCACCCAGATTGTGAAATAATGGAAACCCGTAATAATGAGTTTTGCTACAAAATGATGCGATTAATGTTAGGAGATGTGGAAGACGCCCAAATCAAGTTAGATAATAAAATAATAAAAACAATGGCAAAGGAATTGTTTTGTAAATGATTGATTACAAATATCAGTAAAATAAATATAAATATATTTTTTGTCAATATATTTATATTAGACTATGAGTAATATACCATATCAACGTTTAGACGAAATAATGGAAAAACGTCCAGCACCTAAACCATTTGCTGGTGTAAAGGTTCAAATAAAAAATAACCAAGTGATAGAAAAAGTGTCATCTGCAATAAGTGATGAACCAACAATGGAAAGTGAGTCCAATGAGGTAGAAGGTACGCGTGATGTAGAAAATGATGAAACGAATTTAGAATATGCAAAACAAGAAATGCCAAAACCAGAAATTATAAAACCCCCTATAATAGTTGATAAACGAAAAACAAGTATGTTAGATAGGTTAGCAATAATAAAACGAATACAAGATAATTCAAGTATTAAAGTAATAGATGAAAAGGAGCCAAGTGTAGTAGAAGAGTCATATCGTCCAATGCCAATATTAACAACAAAAAAAATAAACCAGAAACCACATGAAAAAGATCCATTAGATGATTCAAATTTGCTTTTAGGTAAGGTCAATGAGGAGGAAGATGAAGAAGAAAAAGAAGAACCAGTGATGATAAAAGAATTGTCAAAAAAACCCCGTAAATTAAAAATAACAGGGAAGGTTGAGATAGAGGAAGATGTAGATTTAACGACAGCAGTAATAAGAACCCAAAAAGTGATAAATAGATTACCAAAAGAGCGTGAAAAGGTAATAATAAAGGCTCCAAGTTATTATATGAATAATCGTAAAAAGTTCACACAGAATATGACAGAAATATTTTCTCAGTTAGTATATGCACCTGGAGTAGGGACAGAATATTTCCGTGCGAAAGAGGATTTAGAAAAATCCCAGGGAAACCCCCCAACAGCATCAAGTTCCGATTTTAAATTATTACTGCATCAAAAGATAGTACGAGATTATTTAAATATATATACGCCTTATAGAGGATTATTGTTGTATCATGGTTTAGGTTCAGGTAAGACATGTACATCAATCGCGATAGCAGAGGGTATGAAAAGTGATAAGCGTATATGTATAATGACACCCGCATCATTAAAAATGAATTTTTTCAGTGAGATGAAGAAATGTGGTGACGATTTATATAAGAAGAATCAATATTGGGAATTTATAGCCATAGCGGGAAATCCCAATTATGTAGGTATATTATCAAGGGCATTATCGTTATCTTCAAAATATATAACAGAACATAATGGAGCATGGTTAGTAAATATAAATAAGGAACCAAATTTTGCAGGATTATCATCACAAGAACAGAAAGATGTGGACAATCAATTAGATGCAATGATCCGTAATAAATATACAGATATCAATTATAATGGTATGAATGACCGAATAATGAGTAATTTAACTGGAAGTTATACAAAAAACCCGTTTGATAACACTGTGGTAATAATAGATGAAGCACATAATTTTGTAAGTCGTATAGTCAATAAAATAAAAGTGAGAGATTCAATATCTTATAAGTTGTATGAATATTTATTGAGTGCATCAAATGTAAAGATCGTATTGTTAACGGGAACACCAATTATAAATTATCCAAATGAAATAGGTATACTATACAATATATTACGTGGATATATAAAAACATGGACAATTCCAGTATCATGGGAGAAAAAAGAAAAATTAAACCAAGATGCAATATATAATATGTTGGGCGATGCAAATTTAAAGACGTATGATTATATAGATTTTACAGATAATAAGCTGACGATAACACGAAATCCATATGGTTTTATAAATACAAAAAAGCGTGGACAGTTAAAAGGAACTCGTAAAGTACAAAATACAAAAAAAGGAGGTTGTAATAAAACTCAAAAGATCTATGGTGGTGTGACTGACGCATTTAATCGTTATAATGGTGTAAAATTAGATGATAGTGGAAATATATCAGATAAACAATTCTTGGAGTCAATTCTGCGTGTATTAAAAAGTAAGAAGAATGATGTATCTGTGAAAGATGCAATGATAACCGAAATAAATAATAAAGCATTACCAGATATACGTGAAGAATTTTTCGATAGATTTGTAGATGTAGACAAAGGAGAAACAAAAAATATGAATTTATTTCAACGTCGTATATTGGGGTTAACGTCATATTTCCGTAGTGCCCAAGAAGAATTATTACCAACAATAGAAATGACAGAGGATGATGATTTATATCATGTAATAAAGAGTCCAATGACAACCCATCAATTTGGAATTTATGAACAAATAAGAAAAGAAGAAGCGGATCGCGAAAAGAAATCGGCAACCCATCGTAGAATGAATAAAGCGGATGAGTTATATAAAGTATCATCAACATATCGTATATTTTCAAGGGCAGCGTGTAATTTTACATTTCCAGGAAGTATTCAACGACCAATTCCAGATAAACGTGCAAGTGACGCGGACGAAGATATAAATGAAGATATGTTAGATAATATAGCAACAGGTCAATTAACAGTAGATAATACGGGTCAACCGCCGGAGGAAGGTGTAGAAATAAATAGCAGTTATGCAAGGCGTATAGAAATAGCAATGGAAGAAGTGAACCGAAAAATCGAGGGAACTAATATAAGTCAATATTTATCAAAGGACGCTTTACCCGAGTATAGTCCAAAATTTGCTAAGATTCTTGAAAATTTGACAGATTCAGACAATGTAGGGTTGCATTTGTTATATAGTCATTTCCGCACAATGGAAGGAATTGGTTTAATGCGATTAATATTATTGGCAAATGGAATGGCAGAATTTAAGCTTAAGCACGAGGGAGAAAAATGGGTGTTAGACATAGTAGAGGAAGATATGGATAAGCCAAAATTTGTGTTATATACAGGTACAGAAAGTATAGAACAAAAGGAGATAATTCGTAATATATATAATGGAAATTGGGAATTAGTGCCACCATCATTAGTTACTGAATTACGTAAAACAGCAGAGAATAATATGTATGGTGAAATAATCAAGACAATAATGATTACCGCATCGGGTGCAGAAGGAATAAATTTACGAAATACTCGGTATGTACATATAGTAGAGCCGTATTGGCATATGGTAAGGACAGAGCAGGTGGTTGGTCGGGCACGTCGTATAGGTAGTCATATGGATTTGCCCGAAGAATTACGTACAGTGAAAGTGTTTTTGTATGTATCAACGTTAAGTGAAGAACAAAAGACTGACGGTAAAAATGTAGAATTACGAATACGTGATATAAGTAGAATAGACAAAAAAACCCCAGTAACCACGGACGAGACTTTATATGAAATATCAAGTATAAAGCAGCGAATAAATAACGAAATATTACGTGCAATAAAGGAAACCGCAGTGGATTGTAATATTCATTCAACATCAAATGGTGATAAAGGAGAAGATTATGTATGTTATGGGTCGGGAATGGTGGAATCAAATAATTTCGCATCACACCCAACATTAGATAAAGATAGTAACATAAAAGATGGATTGGACATGAAAACAGTAGGCTGGAAAGGAGTAAGAAAACAAATAGATGGTGTTGATTATGCAATGAATCCAAGAACCAAACAGTTATATAATTTGGACAGTTTTAAACGTGCTCAAAAACAGGAGGGTGACTTAATTTATGTAGGAAAATATGAAATCCATAATGGAATGGATAAAATAGTATAGAGTGATGAAAATGATTAGTGAACACCATATATATTTTGTTTGTATCATATATTCAAGTAAAATATATGATATATGGGTTATACAATAAACAGATTGTAAAAAAAGAGATAAGCAAATCCAATCTCAAATATAACATCATATGCTAATATACAAAATGACTCCATACTGGTAGCAGGGCGTGTACAATATTTATTAATAATATTATATGGATATTCATTATTGTCAATAAGGTCAACATTATTTTTGGTATAAACTTCAACCTGTCTGAAATTGAAAAGCCATGCGAAAAAAGTCCAAAATGAACAAATATAAACCATGGTAGCAAACATATAAATTTGTCGGGTTTGATATTGAGGATAATAAAAAAAAATATGTATATCGTATAGAGTAGCAGCACAAATATAGCCAATAGAATATTTAGTATTAATTAGTCGTTTAGAAGATTTACTAACATTAGATTTGAAATACAGATGGGTAATAACGACAAGAATAAAAATATGCATTTGTAATAAATAAAAAGGGTCATGAATTCTGTCACCATAATAAAGACCCAACGTAGTAATGAATCCGCCTTCTTGAAAACCTTGCAAAAAAATACCAATGGGTGTAGATAATTGTATTATTGTTTTATTAAATGAAATATTCATAGGTTTAATAATGCGTGTTTTACTTATATGTAAATAACATTCAATACATGACCATATAGCAGTAGACCCGCATAATATAATAAAACAATCATATGAACTACGATTTATATAATCATCAATACAAAGGATAGAAGAAAAAATGCAATAAATGACTTTGGTATTTCCATTGGTAGCAAAATCCCCTTTACGAATAATATAATATTGATTGTTAAATAATAACATATGTTACAATATTATATTATGATATTATTTTATTTTATTTTGCACGAACAAATAAGCTGTTATATGATAAATAAATTACCATATACCATTGAAAATAAATAATTGTTTAAAATGTGCGTCTTTGGAATATAATACCTTCAATTGTATACCAACATTCATCAACATTATCAACTACTTTAAATGAAGTACCGTCGTTGAAAATAAGTTCAATAGACCCGTTGACATATTGATTATTAGCTGCAATAGTATAAGCCCCGGTTGTATTAATCTTATTAATTTTTTTGCCCTCAATGGGTGTATTACCGTCAACCGCAAATATGGTAGCATCTGCATCAGTATATATATTCACAGATACTCCTGAATATAAGCCAGACCGCATAATATCAATTATATCGTTGTTTAATTTAGAATAATTATTGGTATTAAGTACTGTTGCCATTTGTATACTAAACGATTATATATTATTATAACATAATATAATTATTTGTATTATATCCCTAAACTGCTATCTAATAAAAAAATAAAATAGTATATTATTAAATAAGCGATATGCATGTGTATAAATAAGCATCGGTGTAAAAAGTAGATAATTTTATATGTTGTATGCATATATAAAACCCATTTACATATTAGAACATAAAAAGTAAGGTGCGTATAATTTAGGTAAAATACATTTATAATAATTTAAATATAAAAACAAACGCACATATATGGTATTCTAATAGTTTGAAGAAATGAATGAAGAGAACAATGTAATGACAATAAAAACTGTACAAATTCAACCGATTCGTAATATGATAACAGCAATAAAAGATATTTTAACTGATGCAACAATTACATATACAAAGGAGGGAATGAAAATAATAAATTTTGATAAAACACATACAATATTGGTAAATGTAACGTTAAATGCTCATAAATTTGAGCAATATAATTGTGATCCTGAAAAAATAATTGTATGTACAAATACGCTACATCTATTTAAAGTAATTTCAACCATGTCAAATGATGATACATTATCCATGTATATAGACAAGGCAGATTACCATGATGGAGTTGTTTCTCATCTTGGATTACAGTACGATAATGGTGATATAAAACAGTGTTATTGTCAAAAGTTGAGGTTAATCGATCCAGATATGGAAGAATTGGTTGTCCCTGATGTTGAATATTCAACAATTATAAATTTGCCAACGACCGATTTCCAAAAAATTATTCGTGACTTAAATGGAATTTCCGATAGAATAGAAATCAAGTCTGTCGGAAACGATTTAATATTTTCATGTGAAGGTAATTTCGCGAGTTCAAAAATTTATCGTTCTGAGTCTGGTGGAAATATGGAATTTATCCAGAAGAATGATGCGTCCATAGTAATCCAAGGAGAATTTTCATTAAAGAGTTTGAGTCATTTTATAAAATGTACACCGTTATGTACTCATTTAGAAATGTATTTGGGAAATGATTTACCATTAATCGTGAAATATGATGTAGCTTCATTGGGTTCAATTATGTTATGTTTAGCCCCGTTGCCTCCATCATAAATTCGGTAGAATAATATTATATAATTCGTATAGCATTGTATAATAAATTACAAACTTTGTAATGTCTCTTGGTCCAGCTGATATAATAATATTAAGCTGTCAAAAGTATAAAAATGGCGATAAATCGTCTGGACATACATCAGGTTCATGGAGTACTATAAAAGAAAATTTTAAAGAACATCTATTGTTTATATTTAGTGGTAATGAAAATCAGGAAAATTTATTTGAATATAATGCATCGGCAAAAGAATTATCAATAAGAACCAGCGATGAATATGATAATATTCCCACAAAAACTTGGTTAGCTTATTATTATTGGTATAATCACATATCAAACAAAAAATCACATGTAATAACGTTTGGCGATGATTGTATTCTTACTGATGAAGAACTTTTTATTAATACTACATTTCATAGAATAGATTATGGGGGTAATTGTATACATTATGGTAAAACTTGGATAAATAATTGGCACCAAACAAAGGTGAGACATTCATCACACCAATATAATAAAAAATCACCCCGTCCAAATATAAATACAAATTGGGTTCATGAAGGTGCAGGTGTTGTATTTTCACAGTACGCGATTAAGTCTTTATTAAAAAAGCATAATTTAGGCGATGATATTATGCAGTTAGACATAGATAATTTTACAAAATATGTGCAGGATACGTGTTGGTATAATGATGTATTATTGTCCCATGAATTTGCAGATTTGAATATAATAATAAAACCCGTAGAATATTTCGGCATAACTGGAGACAAATAATAAAGCTGTAGACTATGCATTAAATACTGATATTTTTACTGGATTGAATAACTACAGAACCAATAATGTCAGTCATTGTGACATTTTTAATTGGAGTGTATACAATAGAAACATTTTTATGAGATTTGTATTTTGAAAATTGTTTACATATAATAGCCCCTTGTTTAATAATATACATCAATTGTTTTTTTCCAAATGTAGTATCTTCAGGTAATGAACCAATGACGTGGCAGGACGCATTATCATCAATATGAAACCATATATCATTAGGATTAGCATTTTCAATAATGTCAAAGTTGTCTTGTGCATTTTTACCAACATGGAATTGAATAGTTATTCCAAGTGGTTCAATGTATTTGTCAATAACTTTCATTTTATTAATATAATATGAATATTGAATTAATAATAAAAATAAAAAATTTATAATCAATTTTATAATATCTAAAATAATATGTATAATGGATATTTACAATGTACTAATAAACTGCAAGAATACAACATTATTGTACATCGCATATATATTTTTTTATTTAGATGAAACACGGTTTTCGTTACCGTTAGAAAAAATCATGGTAAAAGATTAAAATTCAGGTTCATGTTTTTTAAATAAACAACCTTGTTTAGATAGGTTAGGTATAGGTACAATACATCCTGGGTCTTGTAATTTTGTAGTAGATAGCCAAATTTTTATAATACAAAAGTTTTTTTTGGGCGAAATGGTAATTCCGTTAATATAAGTAGAATGCTCAGGACTAATACAAATAGATTCGCCACATAAATAGTAAAATAAATGTTTCCACACTTCGGGAACGTGTTTATTTCCAACTTTATACGAAAAACACCCCCCATTTCTATTTTTTGGGTCTTCCCACATAGGTGTAATGCCTGTTCTCATAACAAATAGCATACAATTGCGAACAACATGGTCATGTATTTTATTATTTAATTCAATAACATCTTCAACACTATTAATATTATCCATTAGGATAGTATAACTGGATAATTCCCAGTTTTTGTTATTTGGTAAATGGTAATACATATTCCATTTATCATTTAAATTATGTAATTGGGTTGGAATACTCACTGTATCCATAGTGATTACGCCCGTATATAATAATGAGAAAAATCTTTATACCCTTTTATGAGAATATACGGGTTTATTCACCATTATTAATAGTTTTTACAGTATAGTCAGTTTTATTAAGAACTAAATATTGATTGGGTTTCAATACAAACATATTAATATCATTATCCATGATATTTATAACATAATTATTATTACAAATGGCATCAATATTATTATATTTAATATAACGATGTATGAATGCAGTAGAAAATAATTCATTGTTAACATACATATGATTTTGATCAATATCCATGTTTATATTTTGGTCATTTGTTTTTACTGTAACATATAAGAACCCGACAGTAGATGGTGTATTAAAACCATCAATATGTTTAAATTCATCAAATGTACGGTCATGTTGAACTCTGGAAATATATATGTTATTATATTTGGCATATAACAAGTTTTCTTTATATAAAGAAGTAAATTGTGGTTTAAATACTGAATTATAATTATTCAAAAAACGAATGAATGTATAAGAACAAGATATATGGTTATTGTCATACACACAAGTATGTTTGTCAATAATATTTAACATGTTAGAATCCTTATAGAAGTTAGGTTGTATCAACTTATTTGATGAAATCCAACAATTATGATATGGTTCTATATTTTCATTATAGTGCATTGCATATATCCAATTACACCCATATATACTAATATCAATACTATAAGTAATCCATGGGTGATAAGTATATATAGACTTAGCATACTTATTAATTTTATTTTTAATTTCACTATATTTGGTAATAGCATTTAATCCAATAAGATTGGCACAACTTTGAAAATATTCTGTAAAAGAAAAATTCATAGGAAACCTATATTATTTGTCGTCCGTATAATGATATGTGTTTTATTTTTATATTGATTACACCGATGAAGATTAAAAATGGGACAAACACTTTCAGTGTTTGCCTTTTTAATTCATTTATCGGTTGTTCAGCGTAGCTGAACCACTCACCCTTCGGGTGGGTAACGTTGCCCTTTACGATTTTGTGGTACGCTTTTTAAGCGTACCATTTTACACACTTGAAGATTTAAAATGGTACGGTTATCACCATAAAAATACATTCAAAGTTTAGGTCTTTTCATACCTTGTGTATATTTTGTGTATAACAATTCGTTAAAACTGCTTGAATACTTTTTATTTCTCTACATAGATATGATAAAAAATTGATATATATATATATAAATAAGTATTACCCAACATGGACATATCATTAACCCCCGATTTATATACACCAAGTGTGGATGAAAATGGAAATTATGTAGATATTATACCTGTAATAAGACATGGTATCATCTGTTCGTGTGGTTCAAGAGCAGATAAATCTTACGAAAATGCAACAAAATTTTCAGCACATACAAAAACAAAAAAGCATAAAAAATGGCTTCTTATATTAAATCAAAATAAAGCAAACCATTATGTAGAAATGATACAATGCAAAGAGCTGGTGAATGGACAACAGCAAATAATAACTCGGTTAGAGAACCAACTACAATCGCTGAATCTAACTATAGAATATTTAACGGAACAATTGACAAAGACAAAGAATATTAATTCAAATGAATGTATAGATTTATTAGATATCAATTGATATGAATGCGTTCATTTGTGCTATTTTAAATCTTCAAATGTGTAAATCTTCAAGGGTGTATACATCTTTGAATAAATGTATTATAAAAATGTAAAAAATTGATAAAAATAGTATATAATAAATTAAATATATCTACCCACTGCATGTATGCATACTTTAAAATAGAAATGAAACAAATAATTAATTTTCACAAATTCTGCATTGTAAAGGTACGTGCGAGTTTGGAACGACAACAAGAGTATGAAACGAATATGAGAGAAACCCGTATAATGTTAGATAATATAAGCAAATTAAATAAAATGGATTCATCGTGGTTATTTACAATGTATTTACAACGAAATTAAGTAAGTCGTAAAAATAAAGAAAAATATACATATGTAATGAACTGTATATTTTTTTATGAGGTAAATACTATGAAATCCCATTCATATGACTAATGGTTTAGATATCAAGTGAAATAGTATTTTTATCCGATTTATTTTTTCTTCGGTTGGTACGTTTTGGGATATTAGAATTCTGCATATCATTCAACGAACCAATAGATATCATAGATGATTCGTCAGTAGCATTATTATTAACATGTGTAGTATTAGCGGGTTGTCGTTGTTCTTGAATATTAATAGTTCTGGTTTTTAGTCCAGATAAAATATTATCAATATCAGTTGTCTGCGGTCCTTTCATTTCAGGTCGCTGTATGGGTGTTTCCATTTTTTGTGGTGTTTCATTTATTCCTTGGAAGTTATTGGTTACATTAACACCCTGTTCCCGAAACATAGGTGCGCGACTGGCATCAATATCTGGGCGATTGCTTTGTGCTTCAGTAAATGTCATACCCGGTCGTTGTGGTGGAGGTTGATTCTGTGTTTTTACGGGTGCGGGTGGTGGAGGTCCAGTTGGGCGGGTATTATGGTCTTGCATTAAATTCTGTGCAAATTCAAAACTGGGAGATTGTTGACTCATACTACTAACAGTGGCATTTGTAAACATTTTCATTAGTTCGGGGCTTTGTTTGATAACATCATTAAATCCAGGGGTTGCGGTAGATAATGCTTTATTAGAAAAATTCAAGACTGCTGCACTAAATCCAATTCGTAATAACAATGATAATTCGGGTGCCATTTTTCCTCCTTTATATTTATCATGTAATTCAGCGAAAATTTCTTCATAACTATCAATATCTTCACTAACTTGTTCGCCCCAACCCTCCAAATTCAAATCAAATGGGTTAAATACAGCATTACCATATTCCAATGAATTAATAAAGGTCATCATCCACCAACCTTGTAATTTAATTCCATCTTTTTTTCTCTTATCGTCCATAACGGATTCATATTCATCTTCAATTTCGTCATATGGTGAATCAATATTAAGTTGAGTACCCTGTTTTAACTGACCTTTTTCATACCAGTCGTCCATTTTTTTTAGCATCGCACGTTTTTTTCGTCTTTTTTCACGGTCATTTAAATTAGATGAATAGGAAGAAGCAGGTCCAGATGAAGGAACATCATTCATTTTGGAAAATCCGTCCCATGTTTTTGTTTTACCTGCACTTTCACGAGTTGCTTGTCCCAAATTAGCATTATCATTCGGTAATTCTTCAACTTGAATGTTAGTGGGTTCTGTTGTATTTGTAAATCCCCCTAAACCAAATAAATTAGCGGCCATACCACCAAGAGTTTTAGTATTACCATCAGTAGATGATGTAGTAGTTTGTTCATCAGGTTTTGCTGAAACTCCACTTAATTCATTCATTTCTTTTTCTAATGTATCTAAATCACCTAAATCAAGTTGTATGTTATCACCAGATGAAGTTCTTTTTTTATCATTCATGAGTAATTCAATACCTGAACCAAAATTTACAGAAGGAGTTGCCATATTACCAATTGAAACGGGTTCTAAGTTATCTAAACTAATATCAATCGTTTCCATTATTATGATATTTATACAAGTTTAATGTTTAAATCGTCCGAATACAATATAATATTATGTTGTTTGAAATACCATAAACCTTGTAAAAATGCATCGGCTAAATCATCTTTTTTGGGTGTATTCATCGCATAGCTCCATTTATTGAAGTCATTGTTTTTACAAAGGATTTGGTTTGTATATAAAATACCATCATTCTTATGACTTTTATAATTAGGATTTTTCACGTTTTTGTCAACATCAGTTATCGTGTTTTCTATGGGGGCTGGTACAATTCCGCGAATATCTTTAAATTGCCGTAATTTATGGGAAGACGAAACAAAATCAATGTGTATATCGTCGCCTTTCATTATAAAATATTGTGCCAACATTCCCTGAATTGTTTTCATACGATTTGCAATAGGCGAAATTTGGTTTTCAATAAGTACATGGGTAATCGTATCAATATCTGGTAATTGATTAAATAGTTGTTTTATCGATTTACCAATACATATTAAATCAACGTCATTTGCATTTACCTTTTTGGCTGCAATAATCGGTTCATAACAACGTTGTTGATAAAAGTTCATTAATATTTCAACAAATTGGTCTTTTTTGATTGTTTTTATATCATGGTTAATGAGTAACATATGTGTATTACATAGTGTAATTATTTCTTGCACCTTTTGTTTTTTAATATAGGTAAGTGTATGTTGTTTGGTAGGAATAATCCATTGTGTATTTTTTTTTGCATGTCTATCACAAAAAAACTGTTCTTCTTTTTTGTATTTAGACTTTCTCCCACATAACTTGGACGGAGTTTTCTTGTTTTTTCCTGGTATACTACAATTACACTGATAAGTAATTGAATTATCGGGTTCTACCATACTTAATACATTCCAATCATGTATCACAATCGGTTCATCAGGATTATTTGTAGCGGATAATACACAGTATGCCATATTTTTGATTCCAATATCAAAACTAATTACTTTCATTTATGAAATATACAACGAATCTTTCTATATTTCATAATAATTAAATACTTATATTTCTGGTTTAGGTGCACTAAACGATTTGATGAGTTGGTCTTGTGTAATTACGGGGGATATTTTACGTGCTTGTAATTCTTCTCTTGTTAAATAACTGGTTTTTAAGTCACTGGTAGTATGCCCCAGAACATTTTGTTTATTTTCAACAGATGAATAAAATGCGGGGGTTGTCATATTAGAAACAAAATTGGATTGAATATTTGGTACAGTAGTAAATCGTGAATTATATCCTACGTCATTGGAACTTTCTCTAAAACTTTGTTCCATCACATTAACTGCATTTTGAGTAAGAAATTTACGATAGTTCCAATTTGATGTTATATTATTTTCTTCAATTAATTTATGATTGGTAATAGCGTCATGTTGCCATGTAGCGGTGATTGAACGACCATCGCTCATCATTGGTGGAAATTCTGGATATTTATTATTTGTGTTATAACCTCGTGCAGACTGTGGAACAGTTTCTTTTATTATAGGATATGCAGAACGTATAGATTCAGTAGCAATTGAACAATTTGATTTCATTATAATATACAAATAGAATTATATATTATATTAGTTTTTTATTTATATGTGGTGTAACAATCTACTAAATATTATTTGTTTCAATTAAATTAATCAACTCTTGTTTTTTCATTTTACTTGGATCACTAATTAATCCTTTTTCAATAACATATGCTTTTAATAATGGAAGTGTCATTTTTTTATATACAGAGTTGATTGATTTTGACTCAGTTATTGAACTGGCTATAGATGATTCCTCTAAATTATTTGCATTAATGTCTAATTTTTCAACATGAATGTCTAAATTATTTGAATCTAATGGCACAATATCTGTATCATTGATTTCATCAACATTGTCAATAGGAATATCATTATCATTATCATAATTGGTTTCAATAGTATCCATGTCTTGTACATTGTTTATGTTAATAACTCGCATATTACTATTGCCACTTTCACTCATCTCTTCATTTTCATTCTCATCATCCTCATTATCATTTTCACTCTCATCATCCTCATTATTACTTTCACTATCCTCCTCATTATCACTCTCACTCTCACCCTCACTATCCGTATTAGTCTCACTTTCGTCTTCACTCTCACCATCACCATCATCATCACTAAAATTTATAGTAATTCTATCATTTCGTTCAGGAATAGTATCGTGCATCTGTAGACCTCCTTGATTCACATGGCATTCAGTCCGTCCATTATTCATTTCAGATACAATATTATTAATAATTTCAAACATAGTGTCACATTTGTGTTCAACTGAAGTAATACGATGTTTAAAATGATATACTAAAAATACAATTAATATAAAAGTTATTGCTAAACTCATAAAGAAAAAGGTTTCAAACATTCCTATTAAACTCATTTTATTAAACCGATAAAATATAAGTTAATACTGAACGAACGTCTAAATCATTTACATATAATTATTTACATCTTTGAATAAAAAGCTATTCATAGTATATATTATGAATCAATCATTTGAAACAACCAAAACCCCAATAACGCCGAGTGTTTCACAATCGCCTATTGTCCCAATCACATCAAATGAAACGAATATGTTTAGTGGAAAAAATTTAGTAATTTTTGTATTAACAGGGTTACTTATATTATCATTTTTAGGTATAAATTTATTATCTTCAATGGATAATATAATTCAAACAATAAGTAATGTATTTGGTCCATTATTCACACAAGTATTATCGGTATTTGGATATACAGCTGGTACTGTAATTGATAAATCTACCGATGTAGCCACTGATGTGGCAAAGGCAGGGATTGATATTGCAGGTGATACAATCCAATCTGCAGCCGAATTATTAAAGGACGCAAGCCGTAAACATGTAAATACGAGTGCAGTTCAACAATTAGACAAGACGATTAATTCATCAAATCAGGTGAATAGTCAACCGAAAGATGATGACAGTAGTGGTCCAATTCAAAACCCGATTTCATCAAATAAAACAAATTGGTGTTTAGTAGGTGAATATCAAGGAAAGCGTGGGTGTATTGAGGTAGACGATGAAAATAAATGCATGTCTGGTCAAACATTCCCTACACAAAATATGTGTTTAAACCCAACCCGTAATATTTCTACACATTCACATGCATAATCACGAATTTGTGTAATAGAACAATTTGACAAAATAATAATATAAATATTTCAATATTATATTATTATTCCAATGTTTTTACATATTGTATTATTAGAGAAAGAAAAATTGTTGTTACATGTATCTGTACATAATAAGGATACTATGCATAATATTATACAAGAATGTGAATTAATATATAATTACGCATTACTTTATAAACCGTTGCGTATAGTGGAAACAATCGTAATTTGTCAAAATGATGAAATAAATTTTTTTGTTAAAAAATATATGAAATATTATGGAATAGATAATGTTCGTGGAGGTAGTTATATAAATAACGAATTAACAGATATGGAGCGAAGTAATATAGTTCGCGAACAACTCCTGAATTTTGAAACAATAAAACTACAATGTGATTCTATTAGTGATGTCGCAGTTAAATATAATGATATAGATACATGGTCAACTTATAAAATAAAGTTGACATACGAAACTTGTATAAAACAACATAATAATTATGAGAACGAAAAACAAATGTTACATAATTTTACAGTAGGTTATCAAAATATTGCAATAAACCGAATATTATTAGCAGATTTGACGTGGTTATCAAATGAATGTGCCAAGGCTATCAAGTTGGCACCATACTGTAAACGGGTAAATAATAAATTATATGAAGAAACCAAAACAATACAAAAATATAAAAATATTGTTATAAAAATAAAATCAATATATACGATGTTTACTGATTATATGGAAGAAACCAATACATATCAACCTTTAATTCATTTATATAGTCCAGAAACAATATTGGATCAATACTTTTATAATCCATCGTTAACTCAATGTATATTACAATACGAAAATTTGATTAAATATTTGTCTATGTGTGAATATATGGCATATTGTATAATATGTCGTATACAAGAATATACGTTTGATGTCAATTCTTATCCATCAAATTTTGAAATGAGTAATAAATATGAAATAGCATTTCTAGAAAAGCATATTAGTGAGTTTCTTCCCATATCTTGCGGCATCTTGCATCAGTCATAGCTTTACCATACTTGATATCAAAATGTTTAGAACACCATTTTAAGTGTTCAATCCATGTACGTTTTTGTTTAGATGAATCTAACTCATCTGTGTTTTTAACAGGTTTCTTTAATTTGGGTAGTTTCTTAGCAGTTTTACCAGATTTACCAGTTCTATGGCATTTACCAATTCTGGGAGGACATCTACGACTACCAGGTGCACAGCGAGGCATTATATACTAGTTATATAGAAAAAACTAAGTTGATAAAAAATTGATAGTAATTATATAATTTACATTATTACATAGAAACACAATGCCTAAATTAACACGTGAAGATTTGTTTTGTAATGCAATTCAAACATTCTTAGAGGATTTAACGGTAGAAACCAATCATAATGAAGAAACAAAATATAATATTCTACGATATGATTTGAATTGTTTAACCCAAAATAAAAATAAATGTATACAAGAATACGAGTTAACCGTTCCAAGTACTATTATTACTGCATATTGGGACAGAACAACAAGTGAAGATGGTAATGAAGAAACATTTATAGATAGTGAACCTATATATGCTAACCAAAACACACCATTGTTATGTGATTTTATTGAATCTTTTCATACATATTTTGATCCATATCGGTTAATAATTGGTAAAACAACAGTATTTGGTAGAACATCATTATCTTATATGTCAATAATAGATTTACCAAGAATACAAAATATACCAATATGTGATAAAACTCTAACGTTAAAAGTCGTGTATCATAAATCTCACACACCATTTCCTCGTCCATTAACACCAATGGAAGAAAAAGACCGTGAAATACAATTTTTAGAAACGAAATTAAAAAGAAAAATAAATAGAAATAAATCGTTGTCTGAAATAATAGAAACCAAATCAAACCGTGCAGAATTTAATTATAAACGAATGCAAAAACATTTACGCATGGTGTATACAGAAAGTGGTAAAATAGAAAATTGTCCAGTATGCTATGAAGACATTTCTTCGGATAAATTAATTATACCAAATTGTTTTCATTACATATGTGAATCATGTGTAATGAAATGTGATAACTGCCCAATTTGTAGAGATAAATATGATGAATATATTGAATTTGAAGATGATGAGTAAAATCAATTACCAGAGAACACTATTTTTTTATCTGGTAAATTGGTAAAAACAGTAGTTATATTACAGTTCTGTACAGATTGTATATCATATGAATCAGCAAGGTTTATATATAATTCAAATTGTATATTATCTAATATATTATTGTCCGTTAAACTATTTCTATTAGAATCAGTATAATCAACAATATAATTATATTTAAAATCATACACAAATCCAGGTGATGTATTCAGCAAAATATTACTAAATTGTACTAATCCAACATATGCTTCGCAAAAATAATTATAAGTGGGTGAACCAGTGTCTGGACCATTTAATGTACATGTGATAGAATTGTGTTGTAAAAATGTAGTTACACTATTATTATTAGCGACAGGATTACCGTTATATGTAGTAACAAAACTATTATCATCAGTAGAATTTGTTGGGGTTATTGTAGCAGTAATAGTAGAACCATTCGTTGAGGTAGGCATTGCAATACCTTGTAAACGAAATAAAACAGGTGTTTGTAATGTATACGTGGTATTTGGTTGTTTTATCAATGGGCGAATTATTAAATTACAAAATATACTATGGTCTTGTTCAGATAGAATTAATTGGTTAGTATCTACATTTAATGTCCATTCATCATCATCTTCCTGTAATTGTTCTCCAAATGCATTAGTATTTTGTGCATAATTATATAATGGAACATCTGGGTCTTCAACTAAATATATAGCTGGTCCGGGAATTCCAGAAGCCGTGGATAATACAGGTATTTTATAATCATCGGGACAAACTACCTTTGATATATTATAATTACCATTAATCATCTTAGCATATTTTTCTTTTTTGGTTAATTGAGAACCTTGTGTTGAATTTTTATTATATTTTAAAATTTCAACTTTCCGCCGCATGTTTAATTGGTCTTGTGTAAATCCAGTATAAGGATTAGATGGTGTATATCGTATAGGTGGTTTGTTATACAATTGATATTGTTTTCGTTGTTTGCATAAATCTGCAACACTCATTTAACATATAGAAAGATATTGTTATAATTTCGCAGTAAACCATGATGTAGATAAATAGTTGTAATCGTCAAGTTGTTTTTGAGTATTTTCGGCAGGAGTTGTATTCGGTCCAGCAGCTACAATTTTTGATATTTGAAAAATATTTAATGCATTATCATAATATCGTAAATTTGATATTTCTCCAATAAATCCACCATTTTGACCCACATGTACATCATAATAATTTTGTAGTGGAACTTCCCTTAGATTTAGACGACCTGCAACCGAACCATTAATATAAATATCTATTGTTGTATTTTGCATACGAATAATAACATTCACCCAATTTTTTAATGGAATATCATCAACTTCAATAAAATCAGTATCTCCAGCATTTGTGGTAGACATGATTACTTTTAATGTAGCTGTATTGGTATTGTTACTTGATTTTAGATTTTTAATGTATAATCCAGGAGCATTGTTGATTTTAGCAATACCCGTACTTTCGACAAATTCGTTAACCCCTTTATGGAAAATATGTTGATGAACGGAGTCATTCGTACTTAGTTCATCAATTCGTATCCAAGTAGACCATGTAAATTCTATACCACTTGATTCATTATTTGAACGACGAATTAGAATAGAGTCTGATTCTTTTGGATTTTGGCTTTTTGTTACCTTTCTGGCTCCAGATTGAATACCATCAATAATGTATGGACTGTTACGTGAAGGATTTATAAAATATTGAATTGCTAAAATCCCTAAATTCATCAAAAATAGAAAAACGATGATAATGAAAATAAGAAATACAAATTTGGCAATAATTGTATTAGATGATAAAAATCCGCTGGACGCTTCAATTCCAGTTTCAGCTTGTTCAGAAAACCCATCAAGACTTGATTTAACAGATTGCGTTAAATTATTCACTGAATCAGTAATATTATTTCCAATATTTTGTACACTTTGTGGTACTTCTATATTTGTAGAACTAGCAACAGGTATTGTAGGTTGTGTGTTCATAATCGTTTAATATATTATATAACTATAAAACGATTTGAATAATAAATTATAATATTGAATATTTTGATTGTTCTACATTATCTTTGAGAATTGATAAATCAATTCCATATGCAGATATATAATTATTCATACTGCTTTGACCATTACCTTCCTTGTAGGTAGACCAAACAGATTGTGGGTTAAGTGGTGATGACCAATGGTTAAATTTTGCAATATAGGCATCAAAATTGGTTCCTCCGCCAATAACCATAGAACCATCACCTGGAGCTTTTGGTGTACTTTCCCGAACAGCATCAGTAGTAACTGAGCTTACACATGTTCCCCATGTTGTACCTTCCACATAATTTGTACAAGTTGGGAATTCACTTCCACAAACATACAGAGGATTTTCATTAGTTGCACCATGATTCGCAGCACATTCCGTACTACCATCGCTATTAGTAACAGTAGCGGCAGCAGCAGCTTCAGTATACATTCTTTTTGATTTTACTAATTTACCATCTAAATATGCATCTAAATATTGGTTATCTACACTGGTAACAATATGAACCCATTTTTGTATAGGAAAATTATCCGTAATTTCAATTGTTGTAGTTGGTGCACCAGTGGTTGATGATTGACCATCGTCCATTGTAATATCACAATTTAAAACAGGGGCTTTTTCAGAAAAATACAATTTTATGTTATTAGCTCTTTCAAAAATTGTTTTGGATTGACTGGTGTCCCAAGAATTCACATAAATCCAAATTCCATAAGAATAACGTGTACTGCTTGGATTATTTTCAATTTTAATAGATGGATTAGAATCAAGCAAACTCGCCGTGCTGGTTAATTCAGTTGATTTCACCATAAAGAAACGATATAATATGTAAACTAATATTATTACAACTATTGCTAAAATAAGAATAACCGCATTCATTTTATTATATATTAAATCGTTACATATTAAATGTTGGCGGTGTTTTTTTCATAAAAATATTATACATATTCGTAATTTTATGTTTGCTTAGGGTTTTTGTATAATATCGTATGTTACTGATAGCACCATGCAGACCATCTGGCTTCCCTGTTGTAATTACATCAGTTTCAGCAAATGTAGGCATTTTTCCACCAGCGAATGAAAATGTACGTTCCAAATGACCGTTTACAAATAAATCGGCATGAGTTGAACTAAAATTAAATACTAAATTATTCCAACGTTGCAATGGTAGTTTCATTTCATAATATTCCTTAAAATCAGTGCTATCAATACCGTCTCTATTTAATGTGGTATTATTTGTAAAGTAAATACGATATTTATCACGAGTATTAGTTTGGTCATCTCCATTATAATAAGTTAATTTGGGTTTACGGTCACCGTAATCAAAAATTAAGGACTCAGTATTATATGCTAATTTATTACTTCCGTGTGCATTTATGTATGTCCACATAGAAATCGCATAATTTTGAAATGTGGTTTTATCCCTATTTCCATGAATTTGAAAATCCATACCAGGCATGACCTGTTCATCAAGTGAAAATGTATTTGGAGTATTTAGAAAGAACGTGTCTTGAATTTCAATATCTCCATTGTTTAATGTTTGGGTGTTGTGAAGTAAGACCCCGTCTTTATTAGAAATATAATTAACTAAATCTGGAATATATAAATAGCTCAATAATAAGAATAATTCAATAAAAAATAGAATGAGTACAGGACTGGTAGTTAATTTAAATTCATTAATTAGATAATACACAAAAGAAATGAGTAAACATGGGATATAAAAAATAAAATTCACAAAAAAACCAATCCAACCAGTGAATGATTTTAACCAATTACTGAGCATATAAAAGAATATTGAAAGTCCAACAATCCCAATCAATACAAGAATAATAGATGAAAAATAAGAAAAAGTAGCAAATGTTTTTATATCCACACTTGCATACAAATAAATCAAAACAGCTATAGATATAAAGATAATTCCAGCAAGTATAACTGTATATACTGATTGATAGGTATTATAACTATAATAACCAAGTCCACAGATGAGTGATGTAAAAACAGTTATAATATTTAATGAAATACTTTCTTGTTCAGGGTTTTCACTATTAGTTTTATTAATACCATCATATGTGAAATAGGTAACAACAATAAGACTAATTATTAAAACCGTATATTTATTTTTCATAATATTTGTAATATCTTTAATTTCCATATTGTTATAATTAACACTTATATATTAAATGTCTTATATTATTTTGTATATTTGTTACTTAGAATAACAAATATATAAGAATATTTATAGATTTTCCATTGTAGTTTTCTTTCCATGACATTCACGACATAATGCAACTAAATTATCTACATGATTACTACCGCCATATTCTAACCGTACTTTATGGTCAACTTCGAACCAAGCTGTTAATTGTGATTGACAATCGCCACATTTCCAGTCTTGTCTTGATGCAACAAATTTCTTTTTGGTTTCACTAACAGAACGTTTTGTAGATTTTTTCCCTGAGTGCATTATGCGATTTTCAGCATACATGTTAGATGAATCAGGCATAGCCACAATCGGGTTATTGTATTGTCCATTGTTCATATGGTAACCATCTTGTGAATGAGCCATATTTTGTTTGCTTGTAAAATCTAAAATAGGAGAAATAAAATTGGAAGTATTACGGTCAATAGGTAAATACCGTAAATACTCATTAGATGCACCAATCATTTGTTGAGCCCGTAATGGATTTTTTTTGAATAAAATATACAACATTAATGCACCGAATGCAACCCCAGCCATTTGATAATATTTTTTCCCGAATGTAAGCATTTTGGTATATTTACCATCAGTGTAAATATTAGCAATAATAAATCCAGCAATTAGTAGAATATAAAGTTCCAATCTCATTATTTATATTATCAAGAGAATATGTTTTTGCATATAGGATATAGGATATAGGATTATTCGTAATACATGTATATTAAAATGAAAAGAATAAGAATAAAGATTGCATATAAATAATGTTTTCTTAAATTAATTTGTTCTACTAAATATACAGGTTTTGGTTTATATTTATTTCGGTATTGGTCAAGTGCTTCTGGTATAGATAATTCAGTCTTGTTTAACGATATATTGATTTTATTATGAATAAAATGCATCCATCGTACAAATGATTTCTTGGAACATAAATAAGGAGTAACTGGGTATTTGTCTAATAGACGACTAAATTCATCACCAATATCACTTAATGGAATAAACAATGGCATATTTTGCATTAAATCATAATATTTGCGTTTTATAACTTCATTTGGGTGTTCTGGATATGATTCTGCGACAGTATGTAAAAAAAACCAATAATGAGGTCCCCATATAGATGGTTCAAAAAACATTGGGTTGATAATATATAAAGACACCTTATTATATTTACTTAGTATTTATCGTATTATAATAAATGAGTGAAAATTATTGTAACAATTGTGGAAAATATGGACATGTTTATCATTTATGTAAATTACCTATTATGAGTATAGGTATAGTAGCATTTCGTATTCAAAATAACCAAATCCAATATCTTACCATTTGTCGTAAAGATACATTTGGATTTATAGATTTCATGCGAGGAAAATATTCAGTGTATAATAAAGACTATATAATGAATATGTTGAAACAAATGACAATTCATGAAAAACAAATTTTATCGACAAACACATTTATAGAATTATGGAAACATATTTGGGGGGAACATGTGAGCAATAATCAATATAAACACGAGGAAAATAGTTCACGGGATAAATTTGAAATATTAAAAAAAGGGGTATCATGCAATAATAATACATATACACTTGCTTCTTTAATTGAAGAAAGTAATTTATATACACAATGGGAAGACCCTGAATGGGGATTTCCAAAAGGGCGACGAAATTTTCAAGAAAGAGATTATGATTGTGCGGTTCGTGAATTTGGTGAGGAAACCGGTATAAATAAAGAGTGTTTAACCAGTTTACATAATATATATCCATATGAAGAAATTTACACAGGGTCGAATTATAAATCTTATAAACATAAATACTATTTGGCATATATTCCATATGAACATACCGAAAATCTAAAAAATTTTGAAATTACAGAAGTAAGTAAAATGGAATGGAAAAATTATGATGAGTGTATATCCGTAATGAGACCTTATAATTTAGAAAAACAGAGATTACTCACAAATATTAATAATACATTAAATCAATATAAAATGTCATTTATCTAATTATAATTTTCAATGTGTAAAGAAGAGAAATGAAATATATGTGTAAAATATATACATATACTTTAATACATGTCAAGCCGTAAACATAAGAAACCAGTTATTGGGACTAAACCCCATAATACAACTCGGCGTAAAATAAATATTAAACCAGATGCACCACGTATAGTAGATTCAATTGTAGATAAAATAACAACAATGAACCCGATTGACCTATCTACGTCAGAGTCTATATCCCCACAAATAACCGAAACCAAATATACATGTGAAGATAATAAACGTTGTCCATCAGGATATAGATGCGATACGAAGAAAGAATGTTATAAATTAACCGATATTGTGTTGGAATCTAATGGTAAGATTATAACATTGACTATAGATGGAAATCGTAATAAAATATATGACGTTGATTTGTTAAATACAAACATAGAACGTATTATATTTTTAAAAACGGGTCGTATGAATGATAAAAAAATTACCAGCACTATGCTTAAAACTATTATTAGTGATTTAAAAACCAAACATAGTAAGAGAGACGTTAATTCTACTTATTATGGTACATTAAATGATGAGCTGATTATTCAAATTATTTATTTAGAAAATATTGAAACCCAATTAAAAAAATCAAAAGAACCAAAAGAATCAGTTCAAGTACCAGATGTCCCCGCGATTCCTTCTCCACCTAAAAATGAACAAGAGTTACCGCAGATTGACCATGATATAGTAGATGTTGTTACTGAACCTACAGAAAATGTTGATATGTTGGACGATTCTCATTATAATTTGCCTGAACCTTCAAGTGAAATGGATATGACTATAAATGAAAAGGCATTACAAGATAAGATAGGTATTGCTCCTGCAAATATTGATTCAGATGAATACAATAAATTTTTACATAAAAAGGAGATGGCTGAAAGAGAAAGCATTATAATGGATGATACTTATGATTTACTATACCCAGAACTGGATGATCCTAATTTTAATATTAAAATTGCAAAAAGAAAAGAATTCAATGATACTCAATATGATGGGAAAATATATGATATAAAAAAACAAGCCGACAAATTGTGTAATGTTGAATTTGAATTAATGCCACATCAACTATTTGTTAAGAACTTTCTTTCATTTCAAACACCATATAATAGTTTGCTTTTATATCATGGACTGGGTACAGGTAAGACATGCAGTGCTATTGGTATTGCTGAAGAAATGCGAGATTATATGAAACAAACCGGGATTACACAACGTATTATGATTATCGCTTCTCCGAATGTTCAAAATAATTTTCGTTTGCAACTATTTGATGAAAGAAAAATGAAATTAGAAGGTGGTATTTGGAATTTAAATACTTGTATTGGTAATACGTTATTACAAGAAATAAATCCATCTAATATACAAAATATTCCTAAGCAGAAGGTTGTTTCACAGGTAAATACACTTATCTCACAATATTATCTTTTTATGGGGTATGGAGAACTTGCTAATTATATTAAACGTAAAACACATGTTGATAAAACGAGTAATTTGTCAAGTAAACAACTAAAACAACAAGAAGTTAGTTTAATTCGTTCACTTTTTAATAATCGGCTGGTTATTATAGACGAAGTACATAATATTCGGGTAATGCAGGAGAATAAAGAAGCAAAAAAAACAGCAACATTATTAATGCGTTGCTGTAAATATGCTGCAAATATTCGTTTATTATTATTATCTGCGACTCCTATATTTAATAATCAACGCGAAATTATATGGTTAACAAATTTATTGAATGTTGTCGATAATCGCGGATTAATTGAAGAAAAAGATGTTTTTACCCAAGATGGTAATATGGTGGAACCTCAAACATTAGAAGATGGAACTATTATTGAAGGCGGTGAAGAATTATTGCGACGTAAATTAACAGGATATATTTCCTATGTTCGTGGGGAAAATCCATATACGTTTCCATATCGTATTTATCCAGTTGATTTTGCAATTGGACGAATGATGCAATATGATAGTTATCCATCAGTACAGATGAATACAAAACTTATTAATGATAAACCGAGTAACACCCCATTATATATGGATTTAAATGGTGAATATCAAAATAATGCATATCAATTCATAATTAAACATTTATTACAATCTTCTTTTTCAAGTACAGATGCTTATGGAAAGATTACAGAAATGCCATCTTTTGATAACATGGAATCATTTGGATTTAAATATTTAAGAGAACCTCTACAGGCATTGAACATTATTTTTCCTAATCCTGAATTCAAGTTCTCTCCGTCTTCTTTGCAAAAAGGTGAAAATGAGGAGAAAGAGAATGAGGTAGTAGAACAAATTGATGCAGAAACCATACGATTGAATAAAAATATTATAAATAATATGATTGGAAAACAAGGACTTTCTAATGTTGTTTCTTATGAACAAACGAGTTCTCCGTTTGAACTTCGTCATAATTTTAAATATAAGCCCGAAATTTTGAACGAATATGGTAAAATATTTCATCCAGATAATATTCAAAAATATAGTGGTAAGATTTCAAGCATATGTAATTCAATACAAGATTCATCTGGCATTATAATGGTATACTCACAATTTATCGACGGTGGTGTTGTTCCAATTGCACTTGCATTGGAAGAAATGGGTTTTTCTCGTTATGGATTTGCCAGTCATACAAAATCTTTATTTGCTGATCCACCAACAAAACAAGTTGATGCAACTACATTAAAATCGGTTGATGAAATGGAGGAAAATGATAAACAAAATTATCACCCAGCTAAATATGTAATGATTACAGGAGATAAATCATTTTCGCCGAATAATCTGGCAGATTTGAAATATATAACCAGTCCAGAAAATAAAAATGGAGAACTTGTCAGGGTAGTATTAATCACAAAAGCAGCAGCAGAAGGATTAGATTTTAAAAACATTCGTCAATTACATATGTTAGAACCTTGGTATAATATAAATCGTAGTGAACAAATTATTGGTCGTGGGGTACGTAATTTAAGTCATTGTATGTTACCATTTGAAGAACGAAATGTTGAAATATATTTACATGCAACCAATCCAGTCAATGAAACAGAAACAGCTGACTTATATGTTTATCGTTACGCAGAGAAAAAAGCAATTCAAATTGGTAAAATTACCAGAATTTTAAAGGAAACAGCAATTGATTGTATATTGAATATTGGTCAAACTGATCTGACTATAGAAAAATTAAATGCTCTTGTGGAAAATCAAACAATTAAACTGAAGTTATCAAGTAATCAGGAAATAGATTATAAAATTGGTGACAAAAATGGTAGTCATATTTGTGATTATATGAATTGTGATTTTGTATGTTCTCCAACTACAGAAATAAACACGGAAGATATAAACAAAATAACATACGGAGAACATTATGTGAAAATGAATTACTTAGGTATTTCAAAACGAATTCGCGATTTATTTAAGGACCAACCATTTTATAAACGAGAACAATTGATTAGTTCCATTCAAATAATCAAACCATATCCAATTGAACAAATAGATTATGTATTATCAATGTTTATTGAGAACCAATATAACTATATTATAGATAAATACGGGAGAAAAGGGAATTTAGTGAATGCTGGGGAATATTATGGATACCAACCAATTGAAATTAGTGACAAACAATCGTCTATATTAGATAGAACTGCACCAATTGACTTTAAACCTACTGAATTATACATGGAACTTCCAGATGAAAAAGAACGTCTACAACCTGTATTACCACCTGTAGAAAAACAATCTGTAGAAAAACAATCCGTAAAAAAACAATCTTTAAATATTATCAATACACAAAATGTTCAAAAAACGTATGATTTATTATTGAAGGAGTTGATTCATACGTCTAATGTAGTTACTGATGAAAAGAAAAAACATAATGATGGTATTCTTATGGATACTGCAGAAAGTGATTGGTATAAACATTTAGGTTATGTTTATCACGAATTAGAGAACAATATAAATATACCAATTGAATTAATTAACAAATACATGATTTATCATTGGTTAGATACAAAACAGATTGAAGAAAAACTAAATATAGTATATCATCTATACAAGGTTGAACCATATTCGGCCACATCTCCTATTGAACATATTATAAAATCTTATTTTGATGAGAAAATAATGATAAAAGAAGGAGGAACGAATGGCATTACTCGGGGGATTGCAATTGGGTCTATTAACCATATTGATTTATATGTACAAGTACCCGAAACACGTGATTGGAAAAAAGCAACATTATCTATTGTTCGTAATTTTAAAGACAAACTTCAAAGTAAATATTATGTTTCTAAAACACAAATACAACCTTTTATCGGGTTTATGCATTTATTCAAAAAGAAAGATATTGAATTTAAACTGAAAGATATTACCGTACAATCATCTAATAATAAAGGGTTTAAATGTAATGTTATGGGTAAGAATGAAATTATTAAATTCTTAAATAACAAGGTTTTAGCTAAAAATCCATATCCTGTACGTCAAGATAAAGGTGGATTCATTAAATATGATGTAAATACGAATGCCAAAAATATTATGAGAAAGGGGATATGTGTCATGTTAGAAATTATTATGCGATATTTTAATGAATCCTCTCATACAGATAAACAACAGTGGTTTTTTGACGTTGAACAAACATTGGCGAATGATTTACCCAAAATATAAATATTTTTAAAAAATTGATTATATATTTTTATAATTAACATAAAAATATATTTTGTGACATTATAGTAGTAATGAATAAACAACCGAAAAATGATATAATTCATGGTGTATATAATTCTTCCGTTTTAACACAGAAAGTATACCTCATGATTACAGAAGTTGGTAAAAATGTTAAAAAAAATCTTGAAACTGAAATTTTACACCAAACTACTGGTAAATGTATTGCTGAGGGTATATTGAAACCTAACTCTGTTCGTATTCTAAATTATTCAAGTGGTGCAATTCGCGGGGATAAAGTTGAGTTTCAAGTCGTGTTTGAATGCATGATTTGTCATCCAGTTGAAGGTATGTTAATGAACTGTGTTGCGAAAACCATAACAAAAGCGGGTATTCATGCAGAGGTGATTGATCAAGATGGTTCAGTTCCTGTGACTGTATTTATTGCACGTGACCATCATTTTACAAACATGAAGTTTGCAAATGTTAATGAAAATGATAAAATATTAGCTAATGTTATTGGTATTCGTTTTGAATTAAATGACCCATATATTTGTGCAATTGCAAGACTAACTGAACCAAGAACTAAATCTGGAAATGGAAATGAAAAAGAAAAAACTGGAGGAAATAAACCTCCATTATTTATTTTAGAAGATTAATTCATTTATAAAAATTATTTACAATGTATATGCAAATAATTTTTTCATGTTATTATATTATTATAATTACCATTGTCTTATAGGTCCAGAAACAGTTAATGTTCTGGCTACATTTAAATTATTTTCTATGTTCGCCATACCATTCACGTGTAATGGATAAGGATTTGTATATTTTGATTCTGTAACTGCACCATCACCAGTACTTTCTAATTTCATACCAGTAGTTACATTATGAGAATCACCGACCATAAATGGATGACCAGTTGTAGCTGTTGTTATAAATGTATATGTATTTCCTTTGTATAAAGTTAATTGAGTACTTGCATCATTTAATGCTGTACCATTTGGTGCGTCACTAAATAAAAAATAGGGAGCGGTGTTTTCTGGGTCTGCACCTACCATTCTAACATAATATGTTTTATCAGTTTCAGTGGATAAACTTGCAAGAGTAAAATCTCCTATCATTCCTGAGTGTGACGTACAAAAATATTTTAATGCTGTCATTGAGTTAGGGATTGTAAATTTTAATGATTGATCAAGATGTTGGATACCTGAAACGTCAACAGTTACGTCTATGGGGTTAATTGTAAGATGATGTTTTAATGGTAAATCACTATCAACAATATCTGCATTTTGAATTATTTCGTAATCAGCATCAGTGGAATTACCATAAATATCTTGAATTGAAATCTCTGTAGTTGCAGTACCTCCTACTGTTACATCCAGACTTTTTGCATAAGCTAACCAATCTTTTAATGTTAATTCAGATAACGAATCTGCTCCAGGTTTAGATGCTTTGGCTGCTTCTGCATTTCCACCAGCAGCTGCAATAGAAGCGGGTACTGTATCCTTCTTTCTTTTCTTGAATTTCATTTTACCACCACTTACATCAACTTTATGGTCATCACCAATCCATAAAGAGTTATCTGATAAGAATAAATGTCTTATTTTGTACTCGGAATTACCTAAATCGTAAGCAGCATTTGTTGTAGGGTGTATATGTCCTCCCAATGCTATGAAACCAGTATTTAAACTACCATTCACAGTTGTATTTCCACCAACCACTAAATTACTATTCATTGATACATCACCTGAATCAAATACATTGCCACCTCCAGATCCAACTCCACCTATAATAGCTCCTGCTGGAATTGTAGGAGTTACGATATCATATTGTGCATACAAATTACCACAAATATCAACTTGTCCAGGTGCAACAACCGTTTCAGCTGCAGTACCCAACATAATTTGGTTACTTGCTGTTACTTTTGCGCTATATCCAATGGCGGTTGAACCTGTCAGACCAGTTAGACCAGCATCTGCATCTGCATACATGCCGATATACGTATTATTATCACCAGTAGTATTCACATATCCTGTATTATTGCCGATATACGTATTATTATCACCTTCCGTATTACCGTAGCCTGCAAAGCAGCCGTTTGCAGTATTATCGTTGCCCGTTGTGTTGCTGTATAACGCAACGTATCCTTCTGCTGTATTTTGTTTGCCCGTTGTGGTGCTGTATAACGTTTTATATCCAACAGCAACATTATTATCTCCTTCCGTAAGACTATTTAATACGCCGATACCTATTCCAACATTCCTGATAG